AAGTTTACTGCAAGCAGTCGTGGATGAGATTAATAAAAGAAATATTGCTCAGGGCTTAAAACCGCCGAATGTAGAAGCATGGAGAGAACGAGGATATTGGCTGCTTTATGGTCTAAATGGACAGTTATTGGGTATTTATAATAATGATAGTAAGGCTCAGATGGCCAAATCTAAATTAGCTGATATGTTTGCTGCGGGACAAAGTTTTAATATGATAGGCGGTGAATATATGCCCTATCTTATACAGTATATCGCAGAAAAGGCTCTTAGTGCTGTTGCACCTGAAGGGGATGATGATAAGCGAGAGGCTTTTTTCTTTTCTGCGGAAGCTGCAGATATCCATGATGATGCCGCAGAGAAAGCACGTGAACTTTTAACTGATCCAGGACTCGCGCGCAAAAGAAAGGAGCATGCTGAAAAGCAAATACAAATTGTAAAAACGCCTTGGCATTTTGAGGAATATATAGACCCCAAAGCGATTCCAGAAGGTCAGATACCTACTGATGAAAATGCAGACGCTGCTTTCGAGAGTACTAAAAAGTTTAATTTGGACCCCCAAAATAATGAGCTGCCAATAGTAAGACCAAATATACATGACACTCAAAGACCAGGGAGAAAAGAGTTTGTTAAAGATTATGAACGTGAAATTGTTCAGAAATATCGCAGAAAAGAGAAGGGTCTTCCTACAAGCAAAGAGGAAAGTACGGATGATGGTTTCGAGTTGTCTTGTCGTCATGGATTTAGGCTATCCAAAAGGGCAATTAAATGGTATGCTCCAAAAGAAACAAGTCCTGTGGTTGGGCCATGGCAGAGTTATAAGTTGCCGCCAGGTGCTGGCACAACGCTTGAACCTATTTCTGAAGAAGAAATGTGGAGAAGGGAACAGGCTAAAAAGCCTCAAGTGGTAGAACCAGAGCCAAGAGAAACGAAAGAGCCTGAGGCAGAACCAGAGGAAGAGCCGGAAAGCACCATGTCATCGTGGTATTTAATGGCAGCATTTGGACAAGGACTTGGTTGGTTTAAGGAGAAACAGCATGCAGAAGATGCCAAGTGGGCGGTTGTTAACCAGTTTTCTGATCTCGATATAGATAAGTCGGGCAAAAGCGTATTGTTCAATTGTTTTAAGGATTATCTACAAAATCTGTGGAATCGCCAAATAACAAACTCCCACGTAAAAACGGAGTTAATAAATTTTGTTAACAGCACTACCAACCAGGTATACATTGATGAAAGGGATTTAGCAGGACAAAAAGCGGTACAAATTTATGAAATTGTGGAGCACGCATTTGCACCACGTGGTGGGATATATGGAGAAGATGAACACCCAACTGGAGATTATATCGATTTAGCCGTGATTGCACTTAAAGGATTAGGCAGCCAATACGAACGAACACATCCTCTTTATCAAGTGCCAGCGGATGCTGAAGATGCTATAAGCGCAAGTGCTGAAAATGGCGAGAGAGTTATACAGGAAGTAATTAGGTGGGCTGAAAGAAGAGCCGGTCATTCTGCGACCGCGCCATCTTATACTGATGATAATGTAATAAAAGCATTCTATTTGTCAAAACGTGCAAAAGAGAAGAGCATTTTCGAGCAATTCCCGAAGCTAGAAACCTTTGTCCGAAATGTTTGTCGTTCTCGCGGCGGCTATGTAGAACTTCCGGCCATACAAACAATGATTAGAAATGAAAGACCAGAGAACATAGATGTACATAATAAGGAACTAGTTGAGTTTATCAAAAAGTGTCTAAAAGAAAATAAACAAGAAGTTCAAGACGATAACACACACGATGGCGAGTTTGTATCTGAAATAAGGATGTATGATGATGATGGAAACAGAACTGTCTTTTACGAGCCACCTAGCGATATTATATAGTCATGGCATTTAAACAAAAAAGAAACGCTTTAGACGACTGGAAACCAGAAAATAGTTTTGATTCTCTTAAGAGAGAATTTATGAAGGTCGATCCAGTTACTTTTGCAGAGACTTTCCTCACTCTTGATGGAAAGCCTTTTCGTATTACGGGCAACGGATGGAAATTCATAGCGGATATATATAGACATATCTCTGTGGTTTCAATGTCGAATGAAGGTAAGCCGGTCGTAATAGTGAAAGGCAGACAGGTCGGCGCGACAACCATGGCGTCTGCCATGGAATTGCACATGGTGGCAAGCGGAACATACGGAAGAAACGGACAACCTCCTGTTAGGGTAATGCATGCGTTTCCACAGTTGGAAATGATGCACGGCTTTGCCAAAGATAAGCTGGAAAAAATGATTTTAGAATCAATACAAATTCCAGATTTTGATGACAAACATAGTCCAGGCAAAATGAAACCCTTCATTAATGCTCAGAAGGATTCGGCTAGAGACGCCACTGATGCACTGCGATATAAACAATTCAAGTATGGAAATACTTTGTGGTGCGAATCAATAGGTAACGAGGGGACGAGAGTTATAGGTAGAACTTTTGACGTTTGTTTCTTCGACGAAGTCCAAGATATGAGCGAGGTGGCAATAGCCAAGACAATCAAGTGCCTTACTCGCGCTCAACACGGACCACAGCCTGGTGGGGTGCAAGTATTTTTTGGTACCCCAAGACAAAAGGGAACTTTATTCCATAGAATGTGGGAAGACTCAGATCAGCGCAGATATTATTTAAAATGTGCTGATTGCAAAAATTATTTCCTATTGTATACTCCTGGCTCTGACAAATGGGAAGAAGAAATTTGGTTATATGAAAATATAGTAAAATGTCCCAGCTGCGGCCATGAACAAGATAAAGTTATGGCGATTGAACATGGCAAATGGCTCCCTACGCCGGGCAAAGAAGATTCTAACTACATAGGTTTTCATTTTAATCAGCTATTTATTCCAGAATTTACTAAAGAAGTGATAGTAAAGGAAAAGCCTGAGCATAACACTAGAAACTCAGAAATGATTTTCAACAATGAAGTGCTCGGGGAGTTTCATTCTGGTGCCGGCCTTCCCATCACATTTGAAGAAATTTATCGGATGTGTAAAGATCAAGACCGTTCAGTACCAAAATTCATACCGAAGGGGGAAAGGCTTTCATACCTCGGTATGGACTGGGGAGGTAAACCAGACATAGACAACGTTAAGAGAGGTCAATCTTTTTCTTGTGGCGTTGTGTTGACCGTAGACCATGACGAGAGATATCTCGTAGAATTCGGAGAAAAACTGAAACGATTGGATCGTGAAAGTAAGATGAGTTTTGTTGATGAAATGTTTCGCATATACGGCGTTAAGAACGCTATGGGCGATATTGGCTTTGCAGAAGACATTACTAACGACCTCAAAATGAAGTATGGCGAGAAATATAAAAGTGTTAGGAGTTCCGGGATGGTTTCTGGTGGTGTAAAATATAATAGAGATGAATTAGAAATAGTGGTAGACAAAGATAAAATTATTGGAGAAGTCTTTGAATTGCTGAGGAGAGGCAGAATTAGATTTCCTTGGGCAAGTTATGAAAAAATTGCGTGGCTGATTAGACATTGTTGCTCTATGGAAAGCAAAATCGTCACTAGACAGGGTCAGCCGCATCAGACATATATGAAGGGCAAAGAACAAAACGACGGACTTATGGCACTGATTTACGCTTATTTGGCTTACAAATTTGATAAAACTCGTGGTTTTAAAGTAAATCCGAACGTGCCCAGCAGCACTATATTTCCAAAACCAGTTCTTGCATATATACCAAAAAATATATAGAGGTGACTAATGGTAAATAGAAGGAATGATCGAAAACCCGCTAAGATTAGGGTGACGCCAAGAAGGGCTGCTGACGTTACGGAGTATAGAAAGGCCGAACTTTCAACAGATGTAGACAATGGGATTATATCAGAAGGTACGAGTTATGCCGGTAGTCGACTTAACAGGAGTAATCCTACAGTTGAGAATGCGCCGCTTGACAGTGATAGGCTAAATCGTGGTGCATGGCTTTCGTCTGGAGACAAGACGATTACCGAAACAAGGAAGAAAGTTAGTTTGATTAATGGCGGTGCATCAAAAACTGCCGTTGGTGCTGTTGCACATAGTGATACATATTTGAAAACAGCTGCAGCAGAAGCAGCCAGAGAGTTACAAAAAACCGCTGCCTCTGTTGGATCTGTAGGTGGAACGGCAGGCACCTCTGCGGGGAGCACTGTAGAGAGACTTGCCCCAGAAGTTTATAGTCCGCTATTCACTATGGCAAATCTTAATTTGCCTCGTGATAGGATAACTATCAATGCCTGGTGCAGAAATTTTTTCTTATTGCATCCAATAGTAAGAAACGCAATTACATTACATGCAACATATCCTATCAGCAAATTAAATATAAAATGCCAGGATAAAAGGGTACTTCAATTTCACGAAGACATGATAGAGGAAATGGATTTGATGGGCGCGCTTGGAGATATTTCTCTCGAGTACTGGAAATTGGGCGAATGTTTCCCATACGCCGAGCTAGATGAAGAAAGAGGAAAATGGTCCAAGATCGTAGTTCAGAACCCGGACTATGTTCATGTGAAGAAAACTGTACTATCAGGTGATCCCATTATATCGCTAAAGCCTGATGCTGTACTCCAGCGTCTTGTAATGAGCAATAATCCTGCAGACATGCGACTTAGAAGACAGATTCCGGAGAAAATTATCTATCACGTTAGAGCGCGCCAAGATATACCGCTTGATAACTTTAATGTCTCTCATCTAAAGTTGCTTTCTAGTCCATACGATGTGAGAGGTACAAGCATTATAGTTAGTGCATTTAAAGACCTCATGCTCTATGACAAAATTCGTGAATCCAAATTTGCACAAGCGGACTCAATGATTAATCCTATTACACTCATTAAAGTGGGTGGCAACGAAGATGGCGACTATAGAGCAACGCAAGAGGATTTAGAGTTCTTCCGTGAAATTTTTGAAGAAGCCGAGTATGATAAGAATTTCAAGCTTATTACGCATGCCGGCGTAAAAGTAGAGCGTGTTGGTTATACTGGACAAGTATTAGAAATTTCTGGAGATATGGAACTTATTATCAAAAACATTTATACTGGTTTGATGGTTCCTCCGGCAGTCGTTGACACTGAAAGTGCTGTTTACGCATCTGCTTCTATCGGCTTGGAAGTGTTAA